CAGAATGGTGTTTCATAACCGAGGACATGCCCCGTGAGGAGTTTGAGCGTCATTTTCCTGACGCCGAACCCATCTCGTCGATCCAGAGCCGTGGTATTGGTGACGAGAATCTGGCGCAGTGGATTACTGACGACTCCGTTCGGATCGCGGAATACTTCTACGCTTACTATGAAAAAGCGAAGTTAAACCTGTATCCGGGCGGTGCTACCGCTTACGCTGGCTCGCCTGAAGCCATGCAAATGGAGGCTATGGGCCTCACGCCAGTGCGTAGCCGTGACGTTGATATTCGCCGCATTAAGTGGATGAAGACCAACGGCTACGAAATCTTGGAAGAACAAGAGTGGCCGGGTAAGTCGATTCCGGTTGTCCGCGTCGTCGGCAACGAGTACGAAGTTGAGGGCCGAATCTACATCAGCGGCCTCGTGCGTAACGCTAAAGACGCGCAGCGCATGTACAACTACTGGGTATCCCAAGAGGCAGAAATGCTTGCCTTGGCCCCTAAAGCGCCGTTTATCGGCTATGGCGGCCAATTTGAAGGGTACGAGCATCAGTGGAAGACCGCTAATACGCAGAACTGGCCGTACTTGGAGGTTAATCCTGACGTAACCGACGGCGCTGGCAACATGTTGCCGTTGCCGCAACGTGCTGCTCCGCCTCTTGCTCAAACCGGCCTAATTCAGGCTAAGATGGGCGCGTCGGACGACATCAAGTCTACGACGGGTTACTATGACTCGTCTCTGGGCGCTACGTCTAACGAGCGTTCGGGTCGAGCCATATTGGCGCGTGAACGTCAGGGCGATACGGGGTCATATCACTACGTCGATAACCTTGCCCGCGCTATCCGCTACGTGACGCGCCAACTCGTAGACTTGATTCCGAAGATTTACGATACCCAGCGTATCGCTCGCATCATTGGTATTGACGGTGAAACAAGCACCGTGCGAATTGACCCGATGCAAGCCGAGCCTGTCCGTCAGATTATGGATCAGGCTGGTATTGTTATTGAGAAGATTTACAACCCGTCCGTGGGTAAGTACGACGTTGCGGTCACGACCGGCCCGTCTTACATGACCAAGCGTCAGGAAGCGATGGACGCGATGTCGCAAATCCTGCAAGCCAACCCGAACCTGTGGGCTGTGGCGGGTGACCTGTTCGTTAAGAACATGGATTGGCCGGGAGCGCAGGAAATTGCCAAGCGCCTTGCTAAAACCATTGATCCCAAACTGATTTCTGATCCAAACGAAGACCCAGCGCTACAGGCTGCTAACCAGCAGATTGAGGCAATGAGTGCGGAAATGGATCAGATGTTCCAGATGCTTCAGAACGTCTCAAGTTCAATGGAAGCCACGGAACTGCGGATTAAGGAACAGGAAGCGCAGATTAAGGCGTATGACGCTGAAACCAAGCGTATTGCTGCTGTGCAGTCCGGCCTAAACGAAGATCAGATACAAGACATCGTGATGGGCACAATTTCAGGTATGATGTCAACAGGCGATTTAATGCCCGCAGAGGTGCCCCGCGAGGCTCCGATGATGGGTGAGGGTATGGCATGAAACCGGCTGATTTCGTAGGTTTGTTGTTCCTAGCGCGGGATGTGACCCATTCCGTGCATTTGAACACCCGTTCGTATGCCAAGCACAAGGCTTTAGGCAAGTTTTACGAAAGCGTCGTAGGGCTGGCAGATGATTTTGCCGAGGCATATCAGGGCCGTCACGGCCTGATTGGCCCTATCTCGCTTCAGTCGGCCAAAAAGACTAGTAACGTCGTTGAGTTCTTGCAGGATCAGTTGGCGGAAATTGAAGAAAACCGCTACAAATTCTGTGACAAGGAAGAAACGGCAATCCAAAACATCATTGACGAGATCGTCGCATTGTATCTTTCGACGCTCTATAAGTTGCGCTTCTTAGCGTGAGGTAACTATAGTGGAACTTCTTAACCCCCTTTCTGACGCCGTTTTCCCGGCCAAATCCACGACCTACACCGGCACTGCTGGCACGACCGGCGAGTGGAACGCAGGCCCACAGGGCGTTGTCGTATGGTCCACCACCGACGCCTATATCGCTATTGGCGAAGGCGTTACGGCAACGACCAGCAGCACGCCGATTCCCGGTAACACCCCGATCCCGTTTATTGTGCCGCAAGGTACGGGCGCTCCTTGGCGCGTCAGTGCTTTGCAAGTCTTCACAAACGGCATCGTGTACGCAAAGCCGATTAACATTCGATGAGTTGGGGCGTTGCATTACGTAACGGGTTGCCGCTTGGAGTCGGCAACGTCCCATCTTTGGGATCACGAGGCTTTCAGTCTTCTGAAGGATGGAAATACAAGGTTTTATCCTGCGACGGAAATGTTTTCCCGTGTGATCGCAACATTGTTGATTGTGGCGGCACGAGTTATTTCGTCGTTCAACCCGTCATTGCCTGTAACGGCAACAGTTACGAACCGATTTAGAGGATTACACTGTGGCATCTCTTGACGTAATTGCACTTGATACCGCAACTCCGCAACTCCGTGCTCCGGCAGTAGGCGATACCTACCACTTTTGCCGTGTAGCCGAGTTCCAAGATGGCACTGCTGCTGCCCCCGGCATCACCAATGTCAGCGACACCAACACTGGTATTTACTTCCCGGCTGACAATACGCTTGGCATTTCTGCCAACGGCGTAGAGTCGTTCCGCGCGGGCGCTGCGTCGGTCATCGTCAATAACGATGCCGTTGATATTGATTTTCAAGTCAAGGGCGACACGGACGTTAATTTAATTTATGCCGATGCGTCTACGGATCGCCTCGGCGTTGGCACGGCTACTCCTGCGTTCAAGTTGGACGTTAATGGCACGGTCAAAGGTTCAGCCATTTACCTGACTGACATGACGGCTGGCGCTGGCGCGTTGTATTACAACGTCGCTCAAAATCGTTTGACTCTGGCTAATTACAACGCCAGCGGCACCATTGTGTTTGAAAGCAATGGCGGCCTTGCCGCTGGAATTATAAACGCCAATGGAGATTGGGGTATCGGAACGACCACCCCCGCCTACAAACTTGATGTTAACGGCACGGCTAACTTTGCGGGCGGCGTAACGTATTCGGGCGGCACCGCCAACGGCGTGCTGTATCTGAACGGCAGCAAGGTGGCGACGAGTGGATCGGCGCTGGTATTTGATGGCACTAACCTCGGCATCGGGACGAGTTCGCCTGCCGCAAAGTTGCATGTTTCTGGGCAAACCAGAATTGCGGATAGCAGCAGCGCATCTAACTATATTTTGATCGGGTCAGGTGCTAACGCGCCTCGTGGCGGTAATTCCGTCATGGCGCAGACTGGTTCCATGGTGATGGGAACAGAAGCCGCTTCCAACCTGATTTTTATTACAAACGCAGCGGAGGCTGGACGGTTTGACTCCTCCGGCAACCTCGGCATCGGGACTAGTTCGCCTGATAGAAAACTATTTGTTTATACCGTTGACGCAACAGGCAAAATGGCGCTGTTCCAAAACGGCAATACAAATACCAATTTGTACTTAAGTTCTGATCCAACTAGCGGCGGTGGTGTAATTAACGTCAGCAACAATGCTGCATCTGCTGCGCTTCCGCTGCTTATTCAAGGAAACGGAACGACCAGAGTCACGCTTGACTCCTCCGGCAACCTCGGTCTGGGCGTCACGCCGAGTGCGTGGGTAGGCGGCAGATGGATGCAGTTTTTAAGCACATCTTCAGTTGGGCAGCAAGGAAACGGCACTGCCAATTTGATGTGCAATGCTTTTGAGTCTTCATCCAACTCATTTAGTTATATAGCAAGCGCAGGGGCAAGCAGGTACAACGTCCAAGCAGGCACGCACGCTTGGTTTATTGCCCCCTCCGGCACCGCAGGCAACGCCATCTCGTTCACGCAGGCGTTAACTTTAGACGCTAATCGCAATTTGCTGCTAAATGGAACTGCTGCTCCTGCCTCGGGAGTTGGCACGTTTGCAATATTCAACGGCACTGCTCCAACAGGATCGGTTACGGACGGTTGCGTGCTTTATACCGAAGATGTTTCGTCTAGCAGCGAGTTGAAGGTTAGGGACGAAGCCGGAAATGTTACTACTTTGTCCCCGCACAACTTTTCATTAATTTCAGAAGGGCCGTCAGAAGATATGGCATGGTCGTATTATTCTGAACGCGATGGAAAGCGCATAAATATTGATATGCTCAAAGCCATTCGCGTATTGGAAAAGTTAAGCGGCGAAAAGTTGGTGCATGAGTCATGACGCAAGACGAAGCATTGCAACTGTTTGAGTACCGCGATGGACGGTTACACCACCGCACGGCAAGTCGTGGTCGCAAGATTGGCGATACGATTGGCGCAATTAACGGAACTGGCTATCGGCGCGTCGGTATTGGTGGGAAGTATTACACCGAACACGCATTAATTTACCTAATGCACCACGGTTACATTCCTTCCGAGATTGACCATATAAACGGAATACGCAACGACAATCGTATTGAAAACTTGCGATCCGTAACGCGCAGCGAGAACCAGTACAACAAAGGAAAGTGCCGCAACAATACTTCAGGGCATCGCGGGGTTTCGTGGCACAGCAAGAGCAGGGCTTGGAACGTGCGTGTAATTAAAAACGGCAAAACAGTTTTCCAGACTTACGCTAAAGATTTGGAATTAGCCGGATTTATCGCTGAAAAAGCGCGGCTAAAATACTACGGACAATTCGCTACGGAGGCGAGATAAATGGCTACTGAAATCATTTGGAATATTTCCTGCCTCAACTGCATCCCTGACGCAGACGGCAAGCAAGACTACGTTGTTACCGCCCATTGGCAGTGCAACGGCGTAGACGGCGACTACAGCGGCAGCGTCTATAGCACCTGCTCATTTGCCGTGGTGCAGGGCGAGGCTTTCACGCCGTATGATCAACTGACGCAGGATCAAGTCCTCGGTTGGGTCTGGGCAAATGGCGTGGATAAGACGGCAACCGAGGCTGCGGTGGAGCAGCAGATTCAGAACCAGATCAATCCGCCGATTGTTAGCCCGCCGTTGCCGTGGGCGCCAGCGCCGCAAGCCGCTTGACTAACGGGTTAGTCCGCTGCCCTTTCAGCGGATATTGAGGAGAGAAAAATGGCGAAAGACACGAATAAGCCTAAAGTCTCGATTGATGGTGTTGAGTACGACCCGGAAACTTTCAGCGATGAGCAGAAGGTTATCCTGAGCCACTTACTCGATCTCAATCGCAAACTGGACGGCGCACGTTTTAGTTACGACCAGTTGCAGGTTGGGCGAGACGCTTTTTTAAAGATGCTCAAGGATAGCCTTGCAGCGCCAGTTGAAACGTCAACGACTGCACAATAAACTTTTATCCGTACTGGTGCGGTTCATCAGGGATTCGTAAGGATCAACAATGTCTGATACTGAAGTTATAGCGGAACAAACTCCCGCGCCGGAACCGGCGGCTACGGCAGCCCCGGAATCTGAAGTTATTGCCCAAGAGGCAACACAGCCGGAAGAAAAGCCAGCCAAGACGTTTACTCAAGAAGAGTTAGACGCGATGGTCGGCAAAAGACTTGCGAGGGAGCGTCGCAAGTGGGAAAGGGATCAGATGCTCAAAGCGCAGTCCTCACCGACTGACGCAGCGCCTTTGCCGAGTCGAGAAGAAGATCCAGATGCTTATGCCGAGGCTCTAGCCGAACGCAAAGCCGCTGAACTCCTTGCCCGACGCGAAGCAGAGCGTGAGCAAATGGCTCTTCTTGAGGCTTACCACGAGCGTGAAGAAGCAGCGCGTGACAAGTACGATGACTTTGAACAAGTCGCGTACAACAACGCCCTGCCGATTACGACCGTAATGGCACAGACGATTCAGGCTTCGGATTTAGGCCCAGATATTGCGTATTACTTGGGCACTAACGTCCGCGAGGCTGAACGTATTTCCCGCTTACCGCAATTTTTGCAAGCAAAAGAGATCGGCAAGATTGAAGCCAAGTTGGCTAACGATCCTGCTCCGGTCAAAAAGACAACCAGTGCGCCCCCGCCGATTAAGCCTGTCACAGCAAAAGGCTCTGGCGCTTCGGTCTACGACACAACGGACCCACGGTCAATTTCGGCCATGAGTACGTCAGAGTGGATTGAGCGCGAGCGTCAGCGACAGATTAAACAGTGGGAAGCGCGTAACCGCTAACTTCTTTTTGAGGATATAAAAGTGGCTAATACACTTCTTACTATTGACATGATCACGAGGAAGGCTCTCGAAATTCTTGAGAACAACCTTGTGATCACCCGTAACGTGAACCGTCAGTACGACGATTCGTATGCCGTGGAAGGCGCCAAGATCGGCACCACGCTGCGTATCCGTCTGCCGGACCGCGCTCTTGTGACCGACGGTGCCGCCCTGCAAGTTCAGGACGACAACGAGCAGTTCACGACCTTGACGGTTGCTTCGCAGAAGCACATCGGCGTCAACTTCACGACCGCCGAAATGACGATGCAGTTGGACGACTTTGCCGAGCGCGTGCTTAAGCCGCGTATCAGCCAGTTGGCCTCCAGCATTGACGCTGACGTTGCCAACTCGTTCAACAACATTTACCAGTCGGTTGGTACTCCGGGCACGACTCCGGGCACCTCGCTGGTTCTGTTGCAGGCGCAGCAGAAGTTGAACGAAGCCGCTGCTGGTATGGCTCCTCGTTATGCCACCGTGAACCCGGCTGCGAACGCCGCGCTCGTGGAAGGCATGAAGGGCTTGTTTAACCCGGTGTCCACGATCAGCAAGCAGTTCAAGAGCGGCTTGATGGGCGAAGGCATCCTCGGTTACGACGAACTTGCCATGTCGCAGTCGATCAAGCAGTTCACGACCGGCACCCGTTCTGGCTCTCACACTGTGACCACGACCGTTTCGGCTCAGGGTACTTCGACGATTGCCATCACTGGCACTGGCACGCAGACCATTAAGAAGGGCGACGTGTTCACGATTGCTAACGTGTACTCGGTCAACCCGCAAACCCGCGAATCAACTGGCTCGCTTCAGCAGTTCGTCTGCACGGAAGACGTGGCTGCCGCAGGCGGCGCTTACGCTGCTGTGAAGATCAGCCCGGCGATCTACACCTCTAGCGTTGCGCTTGCCACGGTTGACTCGTTCCCGCAGTCTGGTGCCGCTGTCACCTTCTTGGGTGGCGCTTCAAGCCAGTACCCGCAGAACCTCGTGTATCACCGCGACGCGATTGCGTTTGCCACGGCTGACCTCCTGCTCCCGCAGGGCGTTGACATGGCTTCGCGTCAGGTCCACAACGGTGTCTCCATGCGCGTTGTTCGTCAGTACGACATCAACAACGACCGTATGCCGTGCCGTATCGACGTGCTGTATGGCTACTCGGTGATCCGTCCGCAGATGGCTGTCCGCCTCTGGGGCTAATGGTTAAATTTAAGGAGTAACTAAAAATGGCACTTCCTAATGGTTCTGGTGGGTATCAAGTAGGCGCTGGTAATGCTGCTGAGCCGTTGATGGGCGTTCTTAACGCCGTCACGGCTTACGCTGGCTCGACTGGCACTATCGCTGTGGCTGACCTTGAAAACGGTGTTTTCTCGGTTGATTCGGGCGGCACGGACGCTGGCACGTACTCGTTGGCAGACGCCGATGACGTCGATGCGGCTGTCAGCAGCGCTCGCGTGGGTAGCACGTTTGACTTCTTCTGCATCAATCTGGGTGACAACGGAGCAAACGATGTGACTTTCTCGGGCACGGGCTGGACGTTTGTGGGATCGGCTGTGGTTGCTGACGGTGCGTCGGGCCACTTCCGCGCTCGCAAGACCGGCGACGCTGCTTGGACTTGCTACCGCATTTCGTAATAGCAACGCCCTCGGCGGGGCAACTCGCCGGGGGCACCACCTAAAGGGGTATTGATATGCCTAATACACAGGCGATTGGTGTTGCTTTTGCGGATCAGGCGATTATCAACG